ATGCTGGATTCGGACGACTGCATCGCCATAGCAAAAGGCGATTGGGTTCGTCCCGACTACAGCGCCACCGCCATACGAGGAATGAGGTGAGCATGGCCCAAGAAGACATAGTCAAGATGGCGCGAGAGGCTGGGCTTGATCCTGACCTTTGGAATTACACCGATGCGTTTGAACGCTTCGCCGCACTTGTTGCGGCAGCAGAGCGTGAGGCGTGTGCGGAGTTGTGTGAGGAGCATATTGGGGAAGATCGCTACGACATGTTTGGCAAGCACTTAGCAAAACAATGCGCCGATGCCATCAGAGCAAGGGGTGAGTAATGACCGAAAACATCAAACCCTTCTTAAAGGCTACTACACCGGATAACGGCGACTGCATTGCCCTACTGGAGCAATGGCTGGAAGATGCAAGGTCCGGTGAGATCGTCACGGTTGGGTTGGTTGGCAAACGAATCGGCGGCGAGTGGCAGACTGCAATGAGCAGTAGTCAGAACAGCTTAGAAGATGCGGCGATGCTCATAGAACTCGGCATACGTCGCCTTGGTTTTAAGCAGAGGTGAGCAATGAACGTATTTAAGTTAATAGAAGATAACGGCTTGATTCTGCACGGTGACATCGAACACTTTGCCGAGTTGATTAGACAAGAAGAGCGTGAGGCGTGTGCGAAGGTGTGTGATGTGATTGATGACGGTCGGGAAGACTTGTCTGCTGAGTGCGCCGCAGCCATCAGAGCAAGGGGTGAGCAATGAGCATGGGCATTGTGCGATTGAGGATCAAAGCGAAAGAGGACCGTGGGCAGGCTTGTCTCAAATACATGGAGACACGAACCTCGCCCGTGACGCTCAAAGAACTAGCGAGCAAGTTGGGCATGACAACGAAGTCTATATCTAACTCGCTCATGCCGCTGCTAGATCAAGGACTAATCAAGCGCGAACTCATAAAGCGTCAATCTGTTATTTCTAACAAGCCAGGGTGGGCTTACGGCTACTACGCTACAGAAAGGAAAGACAAGGTAAAGAAAACTAGAGAGCCTAAGTTTCAGTTTCACAACCCGTTCAACATAGGAGATACACATGCAGCCGGACACGCGAGTACGAGTTAAAAGTACGGGGGAAATAGGCTACGTTGTTAGAGAAGATGAGGACGGCATGCTGTGCATACGCATCCCGTCAGATAACAATTGGCCGTTCCCACATTACGCTTTTATTGGACGCAAAGATGTGGTATTGGTAAGAGTCGCTAAGCAGCCCGACCTAACCGATATGGAAGAAGCACCCTTTTAGGAGCCTATCATGCCTTACGTCAACAAGCCCCGCCCCTACAAAAAAGAATACGAACAATACGATGGTACTGCAGCCGTCAAAAAGAAACGTGCTGAACGTAATCGAGCACGGGCGATAATGATGGAAAAGGGTCTAGCTAAAAAAGGTGATGGTAAAGACGTACACCATAAAAGAGCGTTGTCAAAAGGTGGGTCATATAAAGACGGTTTAGCTGTGGTTAGCGCGGCTAGCAATCGTTCATTTGACCGCGACAATAATCATAGGCTGATATCAGAAACCAGTCCAAGAGAACGGAAGAAAAATGCAAATCGTTAACAATGAATTGCTTTTGGTAAGAACCCAGTTCCCTAGTAGGATAAAAGAAACGATAAAAAATAGCGAAATTATAGACCGGCAGGGGGACGTTTATGAGGTGTCTGTTAACTGGGATTTAACAGCAGCCCAAACGCTACGCCGACTGAATATAAAGAACGTGCCTTCGCCTATCGTGCGCGATTACGACTGGCCTGGGATCTACAAGCCTATGGATCACCAAAAGACCACGGCATCGTTCCTAACCTTGCACAAGCGAGCCTTTTGCTTTAACGAGCAGGGTACAGGTAAAACCGCATCAGCAATCTGGGCGTCAGATTACCTGATGAATTTGGGCGTTGTAAAACGTGTGCTTGTCGTATGCCCCCTGTCAATTATGCAGTCGGCGTGGCAAGCTGACCTGTTTAAGTTTGCCATACACCGAACCGTTAGCGTTGCACACGGGTCAGCCGATAAGAGGCGCGACATCATCAACGGCAGATCTGAATACGTTGTTATCAATTTCGATGGGGTCAATGTAGTTAAAGATGATATACGAGGTAAGTTCGACTTAATTATTATTGACGAGGCAAACGCTTACAAGAACAGCCGCACTCAGAGATTTAAAACGATGCGTGGATTGCTCAATGAACGAACATGGTTGTGGATGATGACAGGCACACCCGCAGCACAGTCACCTCTAGATGCTTTCGGCTTGGCTAAGCTATGCGTACCTGACCGCACCCCCCTGCTCTACACCGAATATCGTGATAGCGTTATGTATCAAGTGACCCGATTTAAGTGGGTGCCTAAACCCTCTGCGGTTGATACCGTACACAAGCTGCTACAGCCAGCAATTAGGTTTTCTAAAGCCGAGTGCCTTGACTTGCCGGAGGTTACCCACGTTTCGAGGTACGCTCCGATGACTGCACAGCAGACTAAGTACTACAAACAACTGAAAAAAGATTTCATTATGCAAGCAGTGGGGGAAGACGTTACGTCAGTAAACGCCGCTGCTAATTTAACGAAGCTCCTACAGATAGCTTGTGGTGCTGTCTATACTGACGCAGGTAACGTAATGGAGTTTGATGCGTCTGACCGCATGAACATAATGCAGGAAGTTATAGATGAAGCAACGAACAAGGTGCTAATTTTTGCTCCGTTTACACATACGCTTGCTATCATCAAAGACCACTTAACCAAGAACGGCGTTACTTCAGAAATTATTGACGGTAGTGTGCCAGTGGGAAAACGCACTGACATCTTTCGCCGGTTTCAAGAGGCGCATGACCCCAAGGTGCTTATCATACAGCCGCAAGCAGCCGCGCACGGTGTGACATTGACCGCAGCTAACGTAGTTATATGGTATGCACCCGTTACATCCATCGAGTCCTACCTGCAAGCAAACGCTCGCGCTCATAGGCAAGGACAGAAAAATCCTGTAACAGTAGTCCATATTGAAGGTAGCCCAGTAGAGAGCAAACTCTACGAAATGCTGACGAGTAAATTAGATTTTCACACCAAGATAATTGACCTCTACAAACAAGAAATAAATACTTGACACACTATAGTTTTAAGTGTATGCTCAAGTCTCACAGGAGGTGAATTATGGAAATACCCGTCGAAAAAATTATCAGTACGTTTTTAAAAATTCGTACTGCTAAAGAAAAACTTACCAAAGAGTACGAAGCCCGAGTGTCTGAACTAGACGAACAGATGAGCATCCTAAAGTTCAAGCTGCTTGACATCTGCAAGGATACAGGGGTAACTACTCTAGGTACTGGTGATGCAGTTGCGTATCGTACAGTTAAGAACCGCTACTGGACGAACGACTGGTCGCACTTCTATAACTTTCTGAAGGAAGAAGGAAAGCTAGAATTGCTAGAGAAGCGGATTCATCAGACTAACATGAAGGAGTTTCTTGCAGAAAACCCAGACATACGACCCCCAGGATTGAACATAGACACCGAGTACGAAATTACTATTCGCCGTAAATAGGAGCAATCATGTCAAACGTTACATTATTCGACCAGTCCCTTCCCGACTACCTTAAAGAAGTTGAGATGGACGATATGACGAAACGCTATTCGTCAGTCAACACTTCAAAAAGAATTTCTATTCGAGGCCGAGTCTTCAGGCTTATGGTTAATGGGAAAGAAGTTTCTAAGAACGAGAACAACGCAATGAATGTTGTTGTCGTAGCGGGGGGCAAAGACATCGCCCGTTACTTCCACATGAAGGCATACACGGCTGGTGATACGTCCCCACCCGACTGCTTCTCTAATGACGGCATAGCACCGGACCCTGCATCTTATAGTCCACAAAGTCCGACTTGCGAAAGCTGCCCTAAAAACATTAAAGGGTCGGGTCAAGGTGATTCAAGAGCTTGCCGGTTTCAGCAGCGGCTTGCTGTTGTACTAGCTGAGTACATTGACGGTGATGTATATGAGCTTGCTCTGCCATCTAAGTCCCTGTTCGGTCGAGGCGATTTAAACAAGATGCCTTTTCAGCAGTATGCAAAATACGTGGGTTCTCAAGGTCGTAACATTAATACGCTTGTCACTGAGATGCGGTTTGATAGCGATAGCGATACGCCCAAGCTGGTGTTTCGTCCCCTTCGGTATCTTAGTAGAGAAGAGTGGATGCAAGCTAAAAAGCAGGGTGAAACCGTAGAAGCTAGAAATGCACTACGTATTTCTGTAGCTCCGCAGAACAAACTTGCACCGCCAGAAGCAGAGGTTGTAGCTGCACCGGAACCTACACCGGAACCCGTGAAGCGCACCGCTAAGAAAAACGCTGAGCCTCCTCCTGTGAAGAAGGAGTTTACAGACGTAATTAGCAGTTGGTCCACGGACGATGAGTAATGGATGCGCGTGGGTATTCGTTGAAACTGGTCGAAGCAATACGAGGGGGCGACCCCTCAGATCCTGTTATTAGGCTAGGCAAATATTGCATAGATAATCAAGTGCCAGTCAGCGATTTAGCTGAATATTTTGGTGTCACTAGGGCTACCATATACAACTGGTTTTTCGGTAGGATGAAGCCTAGACAAAAGCGTTTACAGCTTTTGGAAGACACCTTGAAGAAGCTGAGCGCATAGCCGACTACGGGGCGTCTAACTCGACGGAGTGAAAGAGAGCATGCCGCAGCTCTTTGACGCCCCTATTTACCCTGCGGCAGGTCAAGGAGCGGACTATGACCATCAAGACGTTGCTTACTGCATTGCTACCCACAGATGGGTATTATTGCGTAGTAGGCTTGAAATCAGACACACCACCGGTACAGAAACTTGTAACGACAATTGACGAAGTAGAACAAGAAGCTGCCAGTCTTTGCGGATTAGGTTTTAACGCTTACTTTGGTTGCGCTAAGTACGAGACAACAAACAGCCGCAAAGCGCAAAATGTTAAGTCAGTGCAATGCTTTTGGCTTGATATCGATTGCTACGACGATAAGCCTTACGCCGACCAGCGTGAAGCTATGGTGGCGCTTAAAGTTTTTTGTGACGTACTTGGATTACCTAGGCCGACTATCGTAGATTCAGGCAGGGGGCTGCATGTTTACTGGCCTTTGGTTATGCCCATAACACCAGAGCAATGGAAACGCACAGCAACTAAGTTAAAGCAACAGTGCAATCGACTTAACATTTTGCTTCATGCAGACCCATCACGCACCGCAGACATAGCCTCCATACTAAGACTGCCACAGACGAAGAACTTCAAAACAGACCCACCACTTGACGTAAAAATTATT